CCGTGTGTCGCCGGTTCAATCCCGGCCCTGTCCACTACGGACGTAACATCTTGCGTGATATGTACTTATGTCCATATAAACAGAATAAGGCGGCAAAATCGACACACGGTTATATAGTCCGGGTGTCGCACCGCTTTCGCGGGATGTCGAAACAAAAAACTGCCCTGGGTGGGACGGAAGGTAACGACCGTCCGGCCGCCGCTTGACGAGGCTTTCTAACACCCAGAGCAGCTTTTTCCCTACTTTACAACGTGCGCCAAGTCGATACAATTGGGCGCATGGTCAGCATGGCTCAGATTTCCGGCTATTACACGGTTCCCGAGGCGGCTGGCGTTATCGGCCGCACCGGTACGATGATCAGCCGCTACATTCGCATGGGACTACTGCCAGCCCGCCGTGTCGGAAAGTCCTATCTCATCGAGCAGGCCGCGGTCCATAAATTCGTGCCGCCGCCCCGCGGAAATCCAAATTTCAGAAAAAAGTAATTCGCTAACTGCTTGATTCTCAAGCACTTCGGACTCGACTTAGGGATTTTCCTACCAAGTCCTGTTGCAATCGTTCTGATATTTGGTAAATTGTCGTTCGTTCGAAGGCGATACTTCGAATAGGGTCGTAGAAAACCCTCGTCAAGCACTCTCCGGCCGGCTGGCCATCAGGGTGCCCATCGCGGATCTCACGGGCGACACGATCGCTCGGGCGGCATGGACGGTGCGGCATGGATCGGGCCATTCGAAAAAACCATTTGCCTCGCTTCCTTGTGCGAGCTACCCTTGCGGCGAACCGCTCACTGGTTTTCGTGGGGGCCGCCGATGCACGAACCGACGTTGACGCACGCACTTTCGCTACCGTCGTATCTCCATCTCTACGATCCGCTTTCGCACCCAGCCAAGCCAAAGGGGCCGCGAATGCTTTCGCTCTCGACGCCGCTCTCGGAATTCTTCCGGGAATTCGTGCTTCCGAACTTCCTTTTGCCGACGCGTGCGGCGAAGCGGAACATCGTGCAGTACGAGGAATCGCTGCGGCTGTGGGTCCAGTACACGGGCGACCCGCCGCTCGGAGAAATCACGCAAACAACGTGCTCGCGTTTCCTGGCCGGACTGGCCGAGCGACGATGGAACGACAAACCGCTGGCGCAGAACACGATCCGGAAGCACTGCACGCCGTTGCAGAAGATGATCGACCTGGCCGGCCCGCGGACGCGTCGCAACCGCACGGCCGCCGGGCTGTTGTCGGGCGAACCGCCCTACTTGGAGCGGCCGCCGCGGCAGATTCGTCCCGTCCGCGACGATTTTTCGCTTTCCGAGATCGGCGCGATTCAAACGGCATGCGAGGTCGCCTTGGGCACGACGAATTTGTCCGGCATCCCGGCGCCGCTTTGGTGGCGGGCGCTCTTCGTCTTTCTGCCGAATACGGGGACGCGGATCGGCACGGCCTTGGCGGCGACCTGGGACATGTTCGACCGGGACTATCCCGGATGGCTGAATATCCCGCCTTCCGCCTACAAGGGTGGCCGGCAGGGCGGCTACTTCTACGTCAATTCGCACGCCCGTACGGCGATCGAACCGCTTCGCGATTTTTCCAACGTCGTCCGCTCGCCGCTGATCTTCCCCTGGTTGAACTGGCCGGAATCGGCGAATTGGCTCCAAGAGTGTCGGCGGAGAATCATGGCGGCGAGCGGGATCCCGGAGCATCGCCAGTTTGGCTTTCACGGTTGCCGGAAATTTCTCGGCACCTGGGTGGCGCCGCAAAATGGTCTTCTGGCGTCGATCATCCTCGGGCACAAGTCGGCCAACGTGACGCGCGACAGCTACGTCAATCCGAAGGTGGTCGAGGAGCTGCTCGAGCGCGTGCCGCAGCCGTCATTCTTAAACTAGACAGCGCACGCAAGGTTGCAAGCCTTCCGTGCGCATCGTCATTTTCCCAGCATTTTGCCGCGAGCGGTCCTGCCCCCTGCCGCGGCGAGAGAGGGCCGTCGGGTTCTAAGCAGCGTGGTTCCTGCCCCGCCATGCTGCGCCCGGCGGCCCGTTTTCCTATTCGGCGCTGGCCGGCCGCTGTCGTCGCTTGGAGTGATCGGCAGGGTGCTGGGAGGCCGGCAGCGCCGTTTTACAACGCGATCGCGCTAAACCCACTGGGCGTTTCGGCCGGACACCGAATCGCAATGGATGGATCTGTCAGTGGGCTCAGCGGGATGCTCGTTGTATCCCAGAGCCGCCGTGGCGGCGGATGTTCTAGCCCAACTAGCCGCCGCGGCGTTTTAACCTGGAGGATTAGTTTAATGAACAAAGTTGCGATGGGATTGCAGGTCCGGTGCAAGGTCACCGGACTCAGCGGGATTGTCACAGGGAGAACCGAGTACATCAATGGTTGCATTCAATGGCTCGTCCGGCCTCCGCTCGATAAGGACGGCAAGCCACAGGAAGGCCAGTGGCTCGATGAAGCGATGTTGGAGGTTGTTGGCGACGGAATTTTCGTGGCGACGCCCGAGAAGCGTCCTGGCGGAGTCCGATCCGATGCACCGCCGACGTCATATCAACACTAAGGTCAAACAATGAAAGCCCGCGACATCAACGCTCTGGCGGTCGGCACGGCGACGGAAATTGCCAACGTCACGACCGGCGAATTCAATCGGAACGAGATTATCCAGATCATCGCCCGGGCGCTGTTTGCCGTGGCGAACGACAAACCAAAACGACACGGAGGTTGCCATGTTAGTGCTCAGCAGGAAGAAGGGTGAAAAGATCGTCATCAACGACGACATTACCGTGGTGCTGGTCGAAATTCGCGGGGACAAGGTGAGGCTTGGCATCGAGGCACCGAAGGACGTGCCCGTGCATCGGCAGGAAGTTTTCGACGCGCTGCACCGCGTCGCGGGCGGCGAGGAGCCAGGAACCACAAGTCAGGAGGAACCAAGTCATGGACCCGATGAAACAACCGATCGGGCGGCGGCGGGTGATTGAGTACTTTTCACACATCTTCGCCGGCGTGCCGGTGATTCACCACCGTCAACCCGCGAGGCCGACCGCCATGCCACGCAGCATCATGAAGTACCGAGACGCCGAGGGACGCGTGTTGTTTGTCGCGGTTACGCGATGGGGAAGCGGGAAGTACCGGACTTTTTTCGAGACCGACAGCAAGGGAGCGAAAGGCTACGGCAAGCCCGTTTGCCTGCCGGGCCTGCCGCCGCGGACAACGCTGGAAGCCGCCCAGAACGACCTGGACGCCTACGCGCGGGAGCACGAACTGGAGGCCGTCTAGTGAACCCCAAACACGCAGAAAAGCCACGGGTGATTATGGTCCGCCTTCCCCGCTCGCTGCATACCGCGATCCGCGACGCGGCCTGGCGGCAACGCAAGAGCATGAACCAATTGTGCGTCGAATTGTTGCGGGAGCCGCTGCAGGACGTTTTACGGGCGAAGGATCAGTAATGGAATACCGCGATTTTATCACCGCCAAAATGCAACTCGGCCCCAATGCCGGTTTCGAACCGCTTTGGATGCCGGATTTTCTGTTTGATTTTCAGCGGCACCTGGTCGAGTGGGCACTCCGCAAGGGCAGGGCGGCGATCTGGGCCGATTGCGGACTCGGCAAAACACCCATGGCGTTGGTTTGGGCGCAGAACGTCATCAAGAAGACCGGCCGGCCGGTCCTCATAATCACACCGCTGGCCGTCGCCGGCCAATTCGTCCGCGAGGGTGAGAAATTCGGGATTGAGGTGCATCACTCCCGCGACGGCAAACACCATGGCGGAATCGTGGTCACGAACTATGAGCGGCTCCACTATTTCAACCCGGAGGATTTCGTCGCGGCCGTGGGCGACGAGGCACAGGCGATCAAGGCGTTCGATGGAAAACGCCGCAAGCAGGTCGTGAGATTCTTTTCAAAAATGCCGTACCGGCTGCTGACCACCGCCACGCCGGCACCGAACGATTACATCGAGTTGGGAACCGCCAGCGAATGCCTGGGCGTGATGACGCAAAGCGACATGCTGGGCTACTTCTTCCGCGAGACGAAGGACATGCGGCACACGGTGTTCAAGGAGGGCGATTTTTGGAACCAGTGCAAGTACACGTTCAAGCCGCACTCGGAAACGCCGTTTTGGAAGTGGATCGTGGGCTGGGCCCGCGGCATCCAGCGGCCGAGCGATTTGGGATTCGACGACACGCGGTTTATCCTCCCGCCCTTGAATTACCAAACGCACCTGGTTGACGTGCCGTGGATTCCACCGGGCGAGCTTTTTCCGCGGCCGGCGATTTCACTGGTCGAACAGCGGGAAGAGCGAAAACGGACGATTCCCGAGCGTTGCGAACGGGTCAAGGAACTGGTCGATCACGATCGGCCGGCGATTGTTTGGTGCCACTACAACGAGGAAGGGGATTACCTCGAGAAGCTGATTCCCGGTTGCGTTCAGGTGGCGGGCAAGGATTCGCTGGAAGACAAGGAATCACGGCTTTTGGACTTCGCGATGGGCCGCGTGCGGGTGCTTGTGACTAAGGGAAAAATCGGCTGTTGGGGGTTGAACCTCCAACACTGTGGCGACATGACGTTTTTCCCGACGTTTTCGTTCGAGCAAGTCTATCAGGGCGTTCGCCGCTGTTGGCGATTCGGCCGACAGGGCGACGTCAACGTGCATATCGTCACTGCGCCGGGCGAGTCCCGCGTGATGGCCGGTCTGGAACGAAAGCAGAAAAAGGCCCTGGAAATGTTCGCGTCGCTGGTCCGGCACATGAACGAGGCGATCACGATCGACTCGATGGACCGGCATACGAAGACGCTTCTAACCCCCGCCTGGCTCCAACCGTCACGAAAGGATGCAGAATGCCTGTCATTAACCAACGCGTGACCGACCGTTACGCGATTTACCACGCCGACTGCATGGAGGTCCTTCCGGGCTTGACAGAGCAGAGTGTGGACCTGTCGGTCTATTCCCCGCCATTCCCGGAACTGTACCAGTATTCCGACGACCCGCGGGACATGACCAACTGTACGAGCTACGAGGAGTCGATCGAGCAGTACCAATTCGTGGTACGGGAGGTCGCACGGCTCACGAAGCCCGGGCGACTTTCTTGCGTACATTGCACCGATCTGCGGCGCGGGTCGCTGTACCAACGCGACTTTCCGGCCGACATCGTTCGCATCCACGAGAACGTGGGCATGCACTTCTTTTGCCGCGTGACGATCTGGAAGGACCCCTGGGAATTCGCGCGGCGCACGCGAATGAAGAGCTTGATGCACAAGACAGTGAGCGTCACCGATTCGGCCAGTTCGCGGATCGCCCCGGCGGATTATCTGCTGATCTTCAAAAAGGCGGGCACCAACGCGACCCCGATCAAGCACGAAGAAGGCTTTCGCCGTTACATCGGCGCGAAGCCGATTCCAAACGATCTTTTACGCGACTATGGAAACTATCGCGGCGACCCGCGGGGCAATCTTCTGTCGCACTGGATCTGGCGGCAGTACGCCAGCCCGGTCTGGATGGACATCCGCCGCAAGCGGCTCTTGCCGTTCCAGCAGGCCCGCGAGAACGAGGAAGAAAAGCACGTTTGCCCACTCCAATTGGACGTGATCGAACGCTGTCTGACGCTCTGGAGTAATCCGGGCGAGATTATCTTGACGCCGTTTATGGGCGTCGGCTCGGAAGCTTATGCGGCGGTGGTCAACGGGCGCTGGGCGCTGGGCGTGGAACTCAAGGACACCTACTACCGCCAGGCCGCCAAAAACCTCGAACACGCCGCGGCCGGCGGGGTGCAAGACGATTTGGCATTCGGCGAGCACCAGGATGAGGAGAGTGAAGAAAACGACATGGACGAAATCGACGAAGAAGAGACCATCGAAACGAGCCTCTAGAACGCACGGAGCACGCGCAGGATGCACCCGACCACGAAGGCCGCTCGACAACTCGACTTGCCGCTGGCCGACGCCCAGGCGGCCTATGCCGAGCGGCGGAACGACGTTTTGCGGGCCTGCAAACTCCGCGACGCCGATCTGCACCTGCGCGATCTGATGCTGATGGTCTTTCACTTTACCGAGGGCGGTACCCGCGGCGAAGTGGTGAAGACCTACGCACAACTGGCGGAGCGTTCGCAGTGGGGGCTTTGGTGCGAGACGTCGAAGGCCCGCCGGACGGTCGCCGAGGCGATCAGCAAGGGAATACTCTCGGTCCGCGAGCAGCGCCGTTACGACGGTTCGCAGGCCGGCAACGCCTACACGATCGACTGGGCCGGGATCCGTCAAATCATCGGCCACGTCACTCCACTAGAAACCAAGAAACCCCCCGTTTCTGCTGATGTCGCCGGTGCGCAGCCCCCTGTCGCCGGTGCGCTGGGGGGTGTCGCCGGTGCGCAGCCCCCTGCGCACCCTGAACATCTATTAAAGGAATATCCTTCTTGTTTCCTTAACAAGAAAAATGTCGTCGTCAACGACGTTACTTTTGCTTGGAAGTGGGAAGAGGCGCGCGAACTCGCGAAACAGACGGACGCCATTCTGAGTCTCAAGGCCACGCCGGAATGGCGGGACTTGATCATGGCGGCCGCCTTGATGGCCTTGCACGATTTTGACCGGCTCTGGCTGATCGAAGCGGCGAAGGTCTTACACTCCTCCAAACCGGACACGAGCCGCCTGAAGTATTTCAAGGGCGTTCTGCGGAACTCGCTTGTTGGCCTCGGCTTCTGCGACGAAAGTTCGTTGAACACGGTTTGGGGCGCATCCTTCGGCCCGGCGATCCGGGAAGTGAAACGACGCTACGCCGCGCAGGAGAGCGGCGATTCGAAAAGCCTCGCACCCCAGGAGGCGATTCACGAAACGGAAGTCAAACTCCCTAATCCGCCGACGGACGAGGCACTCGCCGCTTTGAAGCGCGCCCTTGAAGCCAGTCGGCGGCGGCGCAGTCTCGCCCACCAGGAGGCGGCGCCATGAAACGAAAACGGGCGATTGTGAAACCCGCGGCACCGGCGGCCAGGAGTGGCGGTCCGGCGAGTTGGTCGCAGGCCTTTCGCCGCTGGCCAGAGGAGCTGCGGGCGATCGTCGAGCGGCACCGCGACGTGAACCAGATCGAGCAGCGCCGCACGGTCGATAGGATCGTTTCGGAGTGTCGGAATCACCACATTTCGACGCTTCTCACGGTTGAGGAGAAACGCGCGATCGAAGACTTTATCCGCCAGAAGTCTTTACCGAACGGGTAAAGCAGAATCGGCGGTCCGTACCAAAAACCTTTTACCTGGGAGGTAAACCAAATGACGCGTCCAACGCCTCAATTCCAGATCCTCGATCTGGACACGGTCGGCAAGCTGCAAAACGGACGTTTTGCCGATCAATTCCGCGAATTCATGCTGATGATCATGCAGGACCTGAAAAACCGCAAGCGCGACAAGCGAGCGCGGACGGTCACGATGCAGATCCAGATTCTCCCGGTCTCTGAAATGCGGGAGACGGTCACCGACGATACCGTGCTCGAACTTGTTGGGGCGAAGGCAAAAATCGTGATGAACATCGGGATCCCGAAGCGGGAAACCGACGTGATCGATCTCGGCATTGATCACCAGAATCGTTTCTACTTCAATCCCGAGTCGCAGGCGAACCTCAATCAAACCACCTTCGATTACGACGCCGAATTGGCCGACGAGGAACACGAAGACCAAGAGTGCTAACCCGCGTCGATCGCCGATCGGCCGTTTTTTATCACCATTTCTTTTGTAGGAGTACAAAAATGTTTGTGGACGTAGAAACACTGAGACTCATTCAGGGGACGGCCCAGCAGGCACAGACTGCCAAGGTCGTACAAATGCCCGCCGGCGACGGCCGCAAGGTCCTTATCCAACAGGGCGATAAGCTGATCGATCACGAGGTTCCTCCGGACCTCCGCAAGCACACGGTCGGGACGCTCGATGACCTCATCGCCTATGCGAACCGCCTACCCGGCGAGGGCGATGTTAAACGCCCGACCCGCGTCTTTTGGCACGGCGCAACGGGCGTGACGCTCGTCCTCGACGACGACGACCGGCGAGATCGCGTGACCTTTCCGCTCACCATGACGAAGCGATTTCTGCTCTTGGGAGAACTCACTGAGACGCGCCGTGGCTACGACCAGGCCTCCTTCCTAAAACTGCTGCGGTTCGACCTCGGCGTGGACGATTTTTTCGTAAACAAGTTCCGCGCCATGAAGTGGGAGACCGCCAACATGAGCGAGGCCGACATGCAGAAGCAGGGCGACCGCTTCGGCGGATCCGCCAGCGCGGGCGTCAAGGGCGTTAGCGAGTTGCCCGAGACGCTGACGATCTCTACGCCCATCTACCGCGAGATCGGCGAGCAGGAGATAGTCGCCTTTTCCTGCGACGTGGATTTCAACTTCACGCAAAAGCAGATCTTCCTTCTGCCCAAGGAAGAAGACCTCGACAAGGCGGTGGCCGACCACCAAGCCGACCTCCGCTGCCGGCTCGAGAAGTCCGTCCCCAAGGAATTCGCGATCTACTTCGGCGCGCCCTGATGAGCTACAAGGAAAACTACGATCCGCCGGGGGTGGAGTTTGTGGATTCAAGAACCGGCCGGCGGCTGCGGTTGATTGCCGACCGCGCCGCGCTGGCCGGCTGGCTGATGGAGCGAAACGCAGAAGGAAAATGGGCCCTCGTCCGCAAGGCGACAAAGGCCGAGAGGAAATACCTAACCGAGAAAGGCCCGGGCGATGAGCCGGGGCCAAGTCAAGTGAGTGCCGACAGGTTTTTCGCGGAGGGCTAAGGCGTAGGCGGCCCCGAGCAAGTTCGACCGTGCGACCGAGAATCATGCCTACAAGCCGGAACACTTGGCGTCAGACCATTGGGCGTTGTAAACAGCGTTCGACCCGCGGCATCACGGGAGCCGCGGGGATTTTTCCCTTACCGAGAAAAATGGCAACCAAAAATTACGAATCGACACGCTGTGACCGCTGCGGGCAACGCATCCGCCAACCGGCGGAAGATTTGCCGATCGCCACGCGGACGTGGGTCAGTTGGCAGGGGCGGATGCTCTACTCGATCGCCGGGAAGCCTGGTCTCTTCCTGATGAAACGCGACAAGGACAGCGGCATCGCGATTATGGCGACGCGCGGACCAGGAAAAAGTACCGGCGGCATGTCGCTCTTCATACCGGCGACGGAAGTCGAAGCACGGCTAATATTGGCAATGGGACTGTCCATCGAGCAACCAAAGGCAGAAGAAAATGATGGACCTGATAACAGCGACTAAAATCGCCGCGAATCTGTACGAGTGCCAGGAGACGCTTCAGCGTCTGCTCGGCAGCAAGTACGAAGCCGCGATCGAACCGTGGAAGGAGATTATTCGCGACGAGCACGCGAAGCATGGCGGCGATCTGATGCCTTTCGCCCTGGCGTTGCTCAAAGGAATGAACGAAGAAGGCGTCGAGGGGCCCACCATGATGTTCGCGATGGCGGCGGTCGTCGAGATCGCGGAAGAACAGGAAAGGCAAGGGTAGGAACATGGGTCAGAATACGGCGATCGAGTGGTGCGATTCGACCTGCAACCTGATGATCGGCTGCGACGGGTGCGAGCTGACGCCCGAACATTGTTATGCCGAGCGGCTAGTGAACCGTTACGCTGGCAAGAATCGCGGGTTTCCGCTGGCGTTCGACAAGCCGGAGCTTTTCCTCGATCGGCTGGACGAGGCCCTGCGATGGAAAGACCTGACCGGCACCGAGCGGCCCGCGAAACCGTGGCTCAACGGCCGCCCGCGGATGATCTTCGTGAACGATCTGGGCGACTGCTTTACCGAGTCGATGAAACAACTCGGCTGGCTTTCGCTGGCGGTCGATCGTATCGCCAAGTCGCCGCATAACTGGTTGCTTCTGACGAAGCGACCGCGGCGGCTGGCGGAATTTGTCGAGACATGGGAACGCGAGCGCGTCCAAAAATTTCCGGAAAACGTCTGGGGCGGGACGACGGTCACCGGGCCGGAGACGATCGGCCGCGTTGCCGAGCTGCTAAAAGCGCGGCTCTTCGTCCGCTTTCTGAGTTGCGAGCCGCTGCTGGGGCCGATCAGTGTTCGATTCTACGCGGATCACTGTTCGCATTGCGGCAAGAAGACGACTGCTGGAACTCACGTTTCCGGAATACGCCAAAATCGGAGCGAGCCGTTTTCGTGGTACTGTGGGCGATCTACGTGTTTCGATCAGTTGCCATTGCCTGCGATTGATTGGGTCATTGCGGGCGGCGAGACCGGCCCCGGCGCGCGGCCCGCGCATCCGGAGTGGTTCCGTTCGCTCCGCGATCAGTGTCAGGCGGCTGGCGTGCCGTTCTTCTTCAAGGGCTGGGGAAACTCGGAATCATTTTCGGTAGGCGGCAGTACGATTCGCCGTTACAGCAAGATCAAAGATGGCCGCCTGCTCGACGGTTTCGAGTGGAACGAACTTCCGGAGGTAGACGCATGAAAAAGTTTCAGAGCTTTCAGGAGCTTTCGAGGATTAACTACGGAAGGGAAGAGGAAGAGGATTTATTTCCTGGCATGGATCGATTGAAGATCGGTTGCATGCAGCGCATTGCAACCGCCTGTGAAGCAATGGCTAAAGATCATGTGAGACTGATGGCTAACCTTAAATACTACAAGGATGCTTTCGCCTATGCCATAACGGAAATGGAACGCCTGAAGCGTTCGAACGCGGCGCTGCGTGGACACTTGCGACGAGCCAAACGATGAAAGCACTCACGATCCATCAACCATACAGCGAATTGATTCTCCGCGGGGAAAAGCGGTGCGAGAACCGTCGCTGGTGGACCGGGTACCGCGGTCCGCTGCTGGTTCACGCGGGGAAGAATCGCGAATGGCTGGCGGCCTATGAAGAGGCGATCCGCCTAGGCCGACAACGGCCGTCCCGCGATCCGCTGCCAAAGGAGATGGATTTCGGTGCGCTCGTCGGCGTCGTCAAAGTAACGGCCTGTGTCAAGCTGGAGGACGTTGGGGCGTGCCGCCAAGTCGGCTTTCACTATCGCCAGATGCACCGCGAACTGGCCTGGCTGCTCGGTCATCCGCACGCCGAAGGGCCGTATTGCTGGATCCTCGAACAGCCGCGTCGGTTTGCAACGCCCATTCCCTACCGTGGCGAACAGGGGCTTTTTGAGGTGCCGGAAAGCGTTTTCGAAGATGCGATGGAGTGGAGGTAAAAAGATGGGGATCAACAATCCGGAGGTCTGAAAGTCATGAACCAAACGACATTGGACGCGTTGCGCAATAAGGTCAGCCGCGGTGAGCAGCTGCAACATGAAGCATCGAACCTGGCCCGCGATGTCAAGTCGCTCCGCAGTTTGGGAAACGGAGAACTCGGCATGAAGTTTAATTGCTTCGTCGCCGACCATTTTCGCGGCTATCACGCGGGATTCTCCGACGAACTGCGATTGATCCTCTGCGTGGCGATCGACGCGCGGCTCGCCCAATGCAAAGCAGACTTCGAACGGTTATGAAAAGACGCCGCTCGGACAGGCTGGTTGTGTTCGCCTTGCGGCATCATGGGCCGCTGAGCGACGCGCAGCTTGTCTGGTGGCTCGGTTTTGTGGGGATGAAGGCGGGAACGGCCAAGACGAAACGGCGAAGGCTGACGCAGTTGGGGATCGTCCGCCGACACGAGTCGGCCGGGTTGAATTCGCACGGGCAGCTTGTGAACCGTTGGGAGATCGAGCCGAAGTACCGACACAAGGACCCATTTTCGGGGAGGGCGCTGCGATGAACGGAATCGAAATTTTTCTGATCTTGGCAGTGGTTGCGGCGTGGATTTGTAACGCGACGCTTTTGGCGCGGCTGACCGTCTGGGAGCATCGCGTTGAGGGCGATGAATTCGTGCAACGCCAGAGCACGATTGGGATCCAGCATCGGCTCTGGCAACTCGAACAGCGTGCCCTGCCGCGCGAAGACGTCCGCCTGGCCGACGACGAGCCGACCGAGTTTTACGACGACACCGACGGCTGGAAAAATGGCCGCTGGAAAACCTAAAACGCTTTACTAGGAGAAACGGCATGGCCGAAGAATTGACGCTCGAACAGGAAACGGAACTGGAGGATCGCCTTGATAAGCTGGCCGAGCTGCTCGTGCAGACGAAGCCCGCGGAGATCGATCTGCTGATCGAAAAGCACCGCAAGGAGATAGCGCGGCTGAAACGCTGCCGCCATCTGTTAGAAAAGACGTCTTCCGCCGCCGGCGGCAAGCGGCCCAATCGCCTGCGGGAGATTAAAGCTGTTTTCGTGAAAAACGCCAACCAGTTTTTGTCCATACCCGCGATTGCGGAGGCGATCGGTTGTCCGTCGAATCTGATCACCGGCGCGATGTTGCGATTCAAAGAACAGTTTGAGAAGAAGGATAAGACCTATCGTTTGAAAAACCTGACCGCGGCCAGACGGGAAATCGAAGAGGAATAGAGCGATGAACGACTGGCAGGCCAACCAGGCGGAGAGGCTGTTGCAACGCGGCTTGCCGCGGCCGGAGATCGCCGCGCTGACGGGCCTGCCGCTGGACGCGATCGACCGAATCAATGCCGCCCGCGCTGCGGTGGATGACCTGCCGGACGGTCGATGGGACGAAGTCGTCAAGACGGCATTGCGGCCGATTTCCGAAGGGATCCGGGAACTATTTCGCCGGGGGTTTGAAGCGACCGATATTTGCGAACGGCTCGGGCAGTTGGTGGACACGATCGGCGAGAACGAACTGAACGATCAGAAGCAACAACGCCTCGAGGAGGAGGCGGGGGAGCGAAACCGGGAAATCGCGGAGCGACCGCGGCAAAAACGCGGACCGAAACCGAAACCCGTTTTGGTCTCGAACCCGCCGACCGTTTCGCTGGAAACGGCGAAACGGGAATTGGCGGCGATCCAGGCGAGCCGCCGGAAACATTTTGCAGCATTTTTTGGAGGATGATCACGATGATCGACGACGCGAAAGTTACGGACATCCTGCCGCCTTCCGGCGCGAACATCTTCGAACATATTCAGACGTATGGGTGCGACGAAGGTTTCGAACCGCGTCCGGCGCCGCGGCCGACGAAGGCCCGCCCGGGTACCAGGACGAAATTCAATCTCTTGCGTGCCCGGGCCTTGCTCGGCATGGATTTGTTTCACGAAGACGATCCGGTGGATTACGAAGAAATAATTTCGCCGCCTGGCCGCCCGTTGCCCGACGGCCGCCGCCACAACCGCATCAAGTTTCACGGGCAAACGGAATAGTCGATAAGGCCGGTCGGCGGCAAGCTCTTGGTCCCTTTCAAACCAGACTCCGCCGGCCGGTGCCTTTTCCTTGCGATGTGAAGATAGGAAAACCCCTTGACAACTTCGAGCCGGCATTTGCTATGCTGGCCGACGAAGGGACCAAGAGCCGGAAAATTTACCCGGTTTGTGGTCCCTTTTTCTTTTGGAGGTTTTTCGTATGGCGTTCAATCCGGAAACTTTTGCGGTGATTCTGGACTGCATTCACGACGCGCTGCCCCTGCCGTCGTTCAGCGATCGCGAAGAGGTCAAGGCGTGGGCGGGCGAGCTGGCCGCCGACTGCGTCGATCTGGTCGCCACGTTCGGCGGCCAGGAAAAGACGATGGCCGCTATGGGCGAGCTGTCGAACGTCTTGAACGAACAATTCGAGCGGCACGTCCGATCGTACTGCGCGGCAAACGTGGGGAAATTCGGCGACGGCGCGATCATCGACCGCCTCTCGAAGATCGACTGGGCGAAGTTGGTTCAGATGCTGACGGTGATCATCAGCCTCTTCCCGAAGAACACCCCGGCGCCTTCCGTCCAGGAAGCGAGCGGCGAGCCCGGAAACGGCTAGTTCGAACACCCTTGGAGAGGCCCGGTCGGTGGGAGCAATCCGGCCGGCCGGGCCGTGATTTTCCTTTCCGCCCATGCTGACCTGGCTTTTCAATCTGCTGCGGCTGCCGATCGAGCCGGTCGAAGAGGACGAGCTCGGCGACCCGCGGGATTGCGGCTGCACGCGGAGCGGCCACTGGCCGGCACTTCGGGCCGAGCACCTGGAAAAACACCCGCGGTGCGTGGCCTGCGGCGGCAAGGAGCAATTAGAAGTTCATCATCGGATCCCGGTCTCGCAGCGGCCGCAACTCGAGCTGGATCCGACCAACCTGATCACGCTTTGCGAGGCGAATTCCTGCCATTTCGTGATCGGTCATTTGTGCTCATGGCGATCGTGGAACCCCCGCGTCTTCGAGGACGCGACCAAACTTCACCAAAAAATCGAGGCCCGCCCATGCACCGACTGAAGCTCTGTCTGATTCCGCTGATTTTGCTTTCGGCCTGTCTGGCGATGGCGGCCGATCCCGCCCCGGCCCCGGCCGTGCGGACACAATTCGCCTTGCCGCTGGCCGACGGCACGACCGCCCAGGCGGTTTTCCTGCCCGGCGAGAATGGGCAGTTGCTGGCGGTCTATGTCGCCGGCGGAAAGCTGGTGACCGGCACGCTGGTCTTGGACGGCCAGGTCGTCCCCCCACCACCGCCACCACCCCCGCCGCCGCCTCCCCCGCCCCCGCCGCCGCCGGAAAAGATCTGGGGGTTGGTTCTGCTGCATGAATCCCTCACCGATACGCCCGAGCAGGGCCGCATTCTGGCCGCCAAGTCGATCGACGAATTTTGTACTTCAAAGACCTGGAAAAAGGCCGTCTATGACAAGGACGTCACCGACGAGAACGACAAGCTGGTCGAGGTGATCGCCGCCTACACGGCGCGGGCCAAGTCGCTGCCGTATTACTTCGTCGTCGGAACGGGCGGAGAGATCATCACGGAAGGCACTTTGCCCTCGGAGGCGAATCTGCTGGCGATCCTTCAGAAGTACGGAGGCACAAGTGGCGTCCCGAAAAAATAACCTATCCGCGCGGATCACACGGCTGAAGAAACGCATCGGTCGCGACATCCGCGAACGGAATACCTTGCAGCGAGCCCGCAAGGAGCAAAAACGCCTTGCCGCGCTGGCAAAGAAAGAACGTGCCGCGGTGCGTGCTGTTGTCTGCCGCGTTCTTGAGGCTCCCCCCATTCCACAACCCTAGCCCCTTTCGATCATGCACATAGTCGATCTCGACCAACATTTTCCGCAGGCGACCGGCTGCTTGCCGCGTTCGTCGCTCGTGGGCGCGAAGGCCCATTTTCCCGTCGTCGGCACGGTGGACGCCTGCCCGATTCTCGATCGGGCCGATTGGCAGGAGTGTTCGATCCGCCACCAGGTCTGGACGGTGATCGATCAAAACCCGCAAAACTCCTGTTGCCCGTCGGCGGCGGCCGGCGCGGCGATGATCCTCCGCGAAATCGCCGGCGAGAAACAGATTCTGCTTTCGCAGGGTTCGCTTTACGGCCAGATCAACGGCGGCCGTGACGCGGGGGCGAACATCGAGGACGCGCTCGAAGCGATGATGAAGGTCGGGATATGTCCGAACGACGTGATCGACCAATATTCCTGGACTCCCCGCAACTGGCCGAAGACCTGGGCTGACGTGGCCAAGCGGATCCGCATCCTGGAGGCGTTCGACTGCCCGACGTTCGACGCGGTCGCCTCGGCCGTGCAGCGCGGGCTGCCTGTGGTGTTCGGCGTTTACTGGGGATCCGGTGGGCACGCGATCACGGCCGTCGGTCTGAAGAAGATCAACAGCGTCTGGAACCTCGAATTTCTCAACTCGTGGGGAGAGAGCTGGGGCGATAGCGGATTCGGCTATCTGCCCGAATCGCAATGCAGCGGGATCAAGAACTTCGGCGCGTTCGCCATCCGCTCGGTCACCGTGCCGAGCACGGAGGATCTGCCGCCGGCGTTGAAATAGAAGCGCAGGAATAATGTGCTCCCGCGCAGGCATCGTCGGGCCGCACGGACGCGGAAGCTCCGCACCGGACCGCCGGCGAACGAGCCTGAAAACGGCGGCCGACTTTCGATCGATTTTGCGAATCAGAGGCGAGTGTTGCCTGTTTACCAAAGTTCCTAGTTACGGAGGATCATCATGGTGAGAGTTCTTTTGGCCGCCGCGGCGGTGATCGCGTTGCTTATGTTTAGCCCCGAGGCCCAGGCGGGCGGATGCCCGTGTCGCGGTAAGAGCTGCCAGGTGCAGCCTGCCGCACCGCTGCCCGCCTGCGTCTCACCGTTGCCCGTCCAGACGCTGACCGTCCGCGACGAGGCCGAGGTCAGGCAACCGCTCAGGAACGCCGTCGAGGCCGTTCGGAAGGCAAAGCCGGTGCGCAGGGTCTGTGGCCTGATTCTGGAGCGTCGGCCCGTGCGGCACCTCGTAGCGGGCACGGTGGGCCGTTTGCTTGGGAGGCGATGACCCGGTTGTCTCGCAAAAAATGCCTTGGACGCCGGCCGGCGGGGTCCAAGGCTGTTTTGTTTGCCGCCCATGAATGAGCCAATCGCCCGACACCGAACGCGACGACGAGGCCCTCGCCCGGACCGCGCACGAGAAGAAGCTCCGCGGCCAACAGCCGACCGCGCGCGAAGCGGCCGCTTTGCGGCGCGTGAAGCAGAGGCTAGACGACGAAGCGGCACGCCGGCACTATGCCCGGATGCCGAAACGGATCTACCGCGAGCTCTCCGGCCGCAAGGATAAGGTAATCCTCGAGCAGGCCGCGCAGTATGGCATCCCGATCGGCGGCCCGGAGGTCGATTTGGGGGCGGTCCTGCGGTGGCTGCACGATTCGATCGCCGCGGGAAAGTTCAAGCCGTTGGGCGGTGCCGGCGGCGAGAGTTTCGACTGGATGCCGGACGCGCAGAAGTCGCGACTCGGCGAAGAGCAGATCCGCAAGACGCGGGCCCAGGCCGACATCCTGGAACTGGAGCGCGAGGAGAAGGAAAAGACGCTCATCCCGCGCGAGGCAGTGTTTGGCCTGCATTCGCAAATTGCCGGCGTCTTCCGCACGTTCGCCGACCGCCTGCAAAAGACGTTCGGGCTCGAAGCGCGGAAGATGTTTTTGGAGACGATCGACGCGGCCGAGCGAAAGATAAACGGACTTCTCGCCGATCCGGGCGAACCGGCGGCTGACAACTCTCCCGACCAGCATGGTAGCATCGGCGCAGACAACTCCAACGCCACCCATCCCGCCGAAGTTTCGGGCGGGGATTCTGTCTAGCCTCCTGTGGTTCTTCGCGCAGTGCCGCACGCCCGCGATCCGCCCGATGCGACAATGGGCGGAAGAGGAATTCGTGATCCCCGAGGGGAAGTGTAAGGGATTCCTCTGGAACCCCGATACGCAGCCCTGGGCGAAACTGTGGCTCGAAGAGCTTGACACCGGCAAGTGGATCGAACACTACCTGGCCGGATGCGTGCAGGGCGGCAAATCGCTCCACGGTTATGTGATCCCCATTCTGCACGCGATCTTCGAACGCAAGGAAACCGTCGTTTGTGGCATTCCCACACTCGACCTATCGACCGACAAGTGGCGCGAGGAAATCCTGCCCGCCATCCTGGCACGCGAAGAATTCCGCGCCTGCCTACCCCAAAAGGGCCCCGGCAGCCGCGGCGGGACGGGAAACCTTAACGCGATCAAGTTCACGCACGACCCGACGCTGAAATTCATGTCCGCCGGCGGCGGCGAAGAGAAGCAATCGTCGTTCACGACCCGCGTCGTGATTATGACCGAGTGCGACAAGATGGACACCGCCGGCGAGGTCAGTAGGGAGACAGACCCGGTCGGTCGCATGATCAACCGGACCTCGTCCTACGATCTCTACGAGCGTTTCATTACGGGGGAATGCACGGTCAGTCTGCCGGGCGGATTCATCTGGCGGAAGTGGCTGGAGGGTACCGGGAGCGTCATGGCCTGCCCTTGCCCGGCCTGCGGAGAACACATCACGCCGGAGATCGACGACTTCAAGGGTTTTGAGAACTGCGAGACGTCGGCCGACGCCCAGGAAAACGCCTATTTCGAGTGCCGCTTGTGCGGGCACCACATCACGGCGGCGGAGCGGCGGGAAATGAACCGCCGCGGCAAACTGCTGCACCGCGGGCAGACGATCGACCGCGACGGAAACGTCCACGGAGATCCGCCACGGACGCACATCTTCGCCTTCCGCTGGAATTGCTTCAACAACATGTTCTGGTCGGTCGAGGCGATCGCTCACAAGGCCTGGCAGGTCGCGCACGCGGCCGAGATCGCCGACGAGCTGGAGAGCGACCCGGAATCGATCCGCAAGGAGTGGCTGCAATTCTATTGGGCAATGCCCTACGAGCCGCCGCAATTGGACGACGCGCCGCTGCAAGCAAAATACGTCTGCAAGCGGAAGGACGCCGACCTTGATCAATTCGAGATCCCGGAGGATACGCAGTACCTGGTCGCCGGCCTCGACGTGCACAAGCGGTGGATCTACTACCTGGTGATGGCGTTTTGTCAGTCGGGCAAGATCCACATTTGCGATTACGACCGGGTGAGCGTGCCGAGCGACATCATGACCGAGCAAAAGGCGGTGCGCCACGCGCTCATGGAGCTCGACGATCACCTGCAAAAGGGCTTTCCGATCGTCGGCCGCGGCGATCGCCGGCTGCCGGACCGGGCGGCGGTCGATACGGGCTACCTGACGAAAGACGTTTTCGCGTTCATCAATGCCGCCGGCGACAATGAAGTGCAGTACCTGGGCGTCAAGGGTTTCGGCATTTCCCGCAAATCCGGCGACTTTCGTTCGCCCTATTCCGCGCCGAAGAAAATCGGGCAGGAAGTCCGTTTGATTGGCGAGGAATTTCACCTTGCGCGAATCACCAAATATCGTGCGTTTCAGATGATGGTCCACTCGGACTATTGGATCGCCCGACTGCAAAACTGTCTGACGCTCTCGATGGACGCGTCGGGGGCGGTCTCGATGTTCAACGCGATGGAGAAGTCGCGGCATTTCCGCATCGCGACGCATTTTGCCAGCCACCGCTGGGTGAACGGCAAACGCGAGATCCACGGTGAGGACCATTGGCTCGACTGTGGGGCCTACGCGTTCGCCGCCGGCCGGTACCTGGGCTACAAGTTCTCCGTTGCCGAGGACGACGCCAGCCGCGGGGCCACGCCGCCCACGCATTGGTTCGCCTCGGCGCGGGCCGGAAGGGGGCAACATGTTCCGACTTGAAAAGGTCGAAGGACCGCCCTGCCCCGAGTGTGAATGCACGGACAGCGAGATCCTCGAGACGGCCGAGCGGACTGGCACGAAGATCGACGCGCCGAACAACGTGCGGCTCAAGATGATCGCCCGCAGCGAGCATCGACGGTGCAACCACTGCGGCACCGACTGGTGGATCCGCGGCCAGTGGGAACCGCTGAAGACCGGGAAGGGAAGCGAACCGTATCTGCCGGACGATCCGCACGCCACGCGAGACGGCCGAATCTGCCCGGAGTGCGGTGCCGGGCCCCGGCAGACCAAGGCGACGACCACGCGCGGCGGCATTCAGCACCGCAAGTGCAAACGCTGCGGAACTAACTTCAAGAATTTGAGGGGATAATGGGAAGAAAGAAACCGCAACTCGTTTCAGACGTCGAACCGCAGCTCGAACACATCCTTCCGGCGCTGCGTCCGCTGGCGATCGCGATGGACTCGATCGAGCCGGACCCCAAAAATCTCCGTAAGCACGAGGCAGAAAGCATTCGGGCGATCGCCAAGTCGCTCTCGGACTTCGGGCAGGTCAAGCCGATCGTGATTCATCCCGAGACGCGGATTATTATCGCGGGAAACGGGACCTATGCGGCGGGGAAAGAACTCGGCTGGACGCACATCGCGGCGGTCATTTTCGACGACGCGCAAAAGGCCCGCGCCTTCGCCCTGGCCGACAACCGCACGGCCGAGCTTTCGACCTGGGACCAAATGGAATTGACGCTCTACCTCCGCGAGACGATACCGTTGGACGAGTCTTTTGCGGATGCCCTGCAGCTCGCCGATCTGTTGGAAAAGGAGCCGGTTGTCATCGAGCCGGACCCCTCGCCCAAGACGATCGTCTTTCAGGTCGTCGTCGAATGCAAGAACGAGCGAGACCAGAAAAGGCTGTTCGAACGAATGCAGGCCGAGAACCGCAAATGCCGGTTGCTTACTGAGTAGAGGGATTTTATGACGAACGCCGCGAAAAAAGCACCTGGAGATTCTGCCGCTACGCCGCTTCCTCGGCAACTTCTAAAAACCCTAAAAAGGTATCCGGGGGCGACCGTCGCGCTCCTGGCCCGGGCGACCGGCGTCTCCACGTCGGCCGTGCGGCGGACGGTCGGAAAGCTGATCGACGCCGGGCTCGTCGAGCGGCAAGGCTCCGGCGGCCGCGGCGGGAGGCAGTTTTCCTATCGGTTAAAAAACTAGCGAACGTGGATTTCGTACCCAAGCCTGTTCAAATGATGCAGGCAATCGGCACTCACTTCCCCATAGACTTTTCTGGTATTTACCAACGCACAGAAATAACCTATTGGATCATCTTCTTGCCTGTCGGACGGTCGAAAAAAAATCGAATTCCCACCCTGAACCTTAGAGACGGTTAGGATGCGGTCGCGTATCAGACTGTTAATCCGTATGCGAGTCGGTCTTCCGTGCCTCAAAACTGTTAACATAATTGGTGCCTTGAAATTAGATGCGACGTGGCAAACAACGCGCCTGAGCTATTTTTTCACCGCAAACCTCTGCACCTGCGCGGCCGACGCCAGCGCCGCGTCGCGGACGAACTCACTCAGCCGCTTGCGGGCGGTCCAGGCGGCATCGTCGATCGCCGCGTGTTCGTCGATCGAGACGCGAATCAGGATCGACTTCGACTTTTTTGGCGGCTGGACATCGCTCGGTTTTTGTGCCTTCGTCGTCGGCTGTTTTTTCGTGGTCACCATGTTTTTTGGCTCGGTTTTAGATGGGGCGATGGAAACACCGCGCCTGATGGTTTTCGGGAGGGTGGAAAGCAAAAGGGGGCGGACGCGCCGAGGACCGACCTTGGGATTGGAGCGCCAGGGTCGGCTTGACCGGCCCTTTATTTCCGGCAGGGCGCGCCCGCCTTTGCGTTACGCGAACAAGAGCCCTTGGGCGCTATTCGCGATAGCATCGCGTTCGATGCGGTAAAGTATATCGCGTTCATAATCCCCACACCAGTGGCCCATCCGCTTGAGCTTCGCGACGAGATCCGGCCGGCGGGCGAGGATCGCCATATAATGCTTATAGACCTCGTCGCCGTCGCCCTCCTCGAAGCAATTGTCGTAGGAACGGCCAAGGCCATCGCCGAATGGCCATTCCTTCGCGTGTTCGACGATCCGGGCCGCCAGCGCCGCCGCGGCCCTGGCCGATTTTGGAGGCGTTTTCATGCGCGTTGCCCTCCAAATTGCGAGAACGTGCGGGATTCGGCCTCGCGGCATACGGCCTCCCAGCGGTCGTTCGTCTGCCATTTAATCATCAGCCGCGCGGCCGCGCTGCGGCTGGCCGATTCGATTTCCAATACCTTACGCCAAGCCAGAACTTTTCGGCCTAAATCCTCGACGGTCAAAATAGCGGACATGGTTTCTCCAATCGCATAAAAAGGGTTTCCACGCTGCGGCACCCGCCACGCGGCGGGAACCGCGCCCGGATTTCGGACCGGGCGAGGCCGCCCGCCGGCGTAATTTAGACGCCGGCGGGGAAATTTCGCGCCTGACTACTTCCAAAATTCGTAGCGATCCTGCCAAAGCGAGGAACTGCGAACCTTCCAGCCTCCATAACGGCTTGTGCCGAGGTAATTGCCGCCGCCCATCGAATAATTTTCCCGGTTTTCGTAGCTCTCGCAGGACAGCCGCCACTCGGTGCCGGCCAGCGGCGGGTGTTTCGCGATCCAGTTTTCCGCGTCCGTTTTCGAGTTGAACCCGAACCCGAACCGCTCCAGCGTCGCGCCGTCCTGCGGCTTGTCAGTGTCGCCCTCGCAATAATGGCGGCTGTAATAGTGAAAGACGACGCCGCAGCCGTTCTGCGGCTGGTTGGGGTCCCATTCCTTCCCAAACGCGATAAATGCACGCTGCGGGTCGTCCGCCTTATCATGGTCCCAAACCAGCGAAGCCGTCCAGGCATCGAGCCCCGGCCCCATAAAGGCCGTCGGCGGGAATTTTCCGGCCGCCGCGCGAAGCTGGCGGAAGTTTTCCCGTTTGCCCTTGCCAAAACCGATCACGACAACGCGGCTTGTCCTTCCGCCGAAATAGTCGGCCATCAGGTCGGACTCGTTGACGCAAAACTCGGCGAAAATCACGCGATCCGCGCCCGCGGCCTGGCGTTTCGCCTCGATCTCGGCTTTGCTCAAGGTGGGGAGCTGGCCAACGTCATCGAACGAGACCGCGTCTTCTTCGGCCCGCTTCAGGGCCCGCCGTTCGCCGTCCTGCCAGGCGCGGGCCTTCTTTTCCAGATCGTAGATATCAGCGATCGCGTCCGCTTGTTGGGCGACTTCGACGCCTGGGGCGAGGAAGGCGGCGCCGTCATTGGCGATCATGTTATAAGCCAGCGGCCCGAAATGGTCCGCGATCATGTCGCGCTTTTCGGCGAGGTATTCCATCGCGGCCCGTTCAATTTCGGCAACCGTGCAGACCTCGGCCGGCTCCCCGTATTGGGCCGAGAACGCGCCAGCGTTGCCGCTGCTGGCCAGCTCGGCCAACTCGCAAAGCGCGGTCAGCGAGCGGCCGGTCTTCAGGCGTTGAAAGCAGATCGCCACAAAACAGCCGAACTCTTGTGGGGTAAGTTGTGCAACGGACATTTCTTCTCCAATCGAATAAAGGGGGTTTTGAATTCCGCGAAGCGCGGGCCGTTGGGGAGTGTTGGCACGCCCCGTAAGTTCGGGCTTAGCGGGTTTTTCCTTCCGCCCGGGCGAGCGCGGCGACCGCACGGCCGAGCAGCTCGCAGCGCTCCGCATCCGAGGAGGGCACGCCGTTGAGCGTGCCTTCTAGTTCGCGGGCGAGTTCGGCTACCGACAAATAAAGGTCGGTCGCCGCCTTTTCCGCCCCGGTTTTAAGTGACAAATCCAGCGGCGGGAGCGTCGGCACCGCCAGTATCAAGTCTTCCGAATCGTGCGACCAGATGTTAATTCGCGGCTTTCCATCGCCGGTGTCGTAATCGTAAACTGCGACCTCGACGCCCTCGGGAATCGCTCCGATGTCCTGAATCACGCCGCCGTCGATCGTCACAAGAATTCGTTGCATGGTAGGTCTCCAATCGAATAAAGGGGAAAGGGTAGGGAAAACATCGTCGCGCCGGCCGGTCTCCGGCGCGGAGGGTTTTTCCTATTCCTTGACCATGAAGCCGGCTTCGATCTTTTGCAGGACCATGCGGAAATTGGCCTTGCAGTCGTTGACCAGGCGGACGTATTTTTCCAACGGCTGGCCGTCCAGCCCCTCGGCGCGGGCGATTTCGAGCGCTCGGGCCGCGAAGGTTTTCGCCAGGCCCTGCGTCGCCAGCTCGATTTCCTGGCAGCGGGAAAGCAGCGGGGATGAATCTTCTTTGTCCCCGAATAGATTGACCTTTCCTTCTTGGGTCGTCGTGAAAATCCAGAGGACGTGCGGCGGAATGTTTCCCGTGTCGATCGTCACGAGAAGTTGACGAATCACCGCCGGCTTGAGACCGTGGACTTCGTTGACGATGAAGACCTGGCCGCCCTTGCCGCAGCCGCGAAGGTGGGAAATTCGCTCCCATTCCTGCACTTGGGCGGGGGTCAAGGTCTCCGCGTCGATTTCCATAATGTAATCAGAATCTGCGACCTCGGCGGCCATCAGGTGGGCAAGCGTCGTTTTGCCCGTGCCGCTTTTCCCGCTGATAAAGAAGGCGCGGCCGGTTAATCCGCCGCGGCTGCGTAGTGTGTCGAGCGCCCGCAGGGCGGCCGGCTGGCCAACGTATTCCGCGTAATTCTTCGGGGTGTACTTTTCGCAAAGCTGCATGGTAGGCTCCAATCGGATAAAGGGTTTTCGCAAATCTGCCATAAGTATATCGGCGTGTAACATGCTGTCAAGTAGAAAACGTATGCAATGATATACACACAAAGAGGCGGCGATGCGCAAGGGCTTATGGCACAATGGATTAGGAGCCAAAAAAATCTTGGAAATTCTTTTTGGGTTGGCGTGCTGCCTTTGTTCCTTGAATTCACGCGGCGATAGTTCCTTAAACTTCTGCCGCGCGTGCCATGGGTTCGCTTCGATGATCGCCGCGGCCAGTCTGCTGGACGGCGTCAGCGGATCGCGAGGCCGTTGCGAAAACCGCGTGCAAATAGGCAGAAAACCCGCCGCAAAGCGACAATCAACGGGGGATTGTGCGCGGTTTTCTCCCGGTTTCCGCTGTCTTTCCGCTTGCTATTGGATGGAAATGTAGGAAAGGAAGGCAGAATGCGAGGTTAAAGGTACTCCCTGGTTGGGCCTGGCGGGGTGCGAAGCACGGTGTATTGTGCGGTTTATTTACACGTATTTTTTTTTCGGGCTGAGTAAGTAAGTGAACACAGCCGGCGGACCGCTCGGCGGGTGTTTTTGAGGTCGCCGCCGGTTTCGGAGATTTCTGGCCGACGCGCGAAGTTTTTTCGACTTGGTTACAGATTCTGTAACTTCGGCCCCCTGCGATTCCAACTTCTCGGCGTATGTTGGCCGCATGGCGACGGTCACTTGTAAATCGCTGCGTGCTCTTGCCTGCGACGCGGTTGGTGCGGACGACTATTCATCGGCTTTGCGTTACGCGCTCCAGGCGCAAGCTCTGGGGAGCCTCTCCCGCGCGAAAAAGGCCGAGGTCGAAATGGAGTGGCCGGCGAACGAGCTCCAGCAGTTCATCGACAACATGCGTCGGCAGGTCCAGATCGCCAGCGCAAGCAGTGGCGGAAGATCCGGCGGCTTTCAAACCACAAAAATCCGTTACGAAGCGGCGGAATGCGAATGAGCGACGGCGTTTTCAGCTACGTCTGCACCGCGAATGTTCCCGGACCGACGGAGTCCGCGCGGATCGTGCCAGACGTGCCGAAAGTCTGGAACATGAAGACGCGCCGCTGGGAGGCCGCCGCCGGCACCAACCGTCTCAACCGGTCCCATTGGCGCAACGCTCGCGGCCAGGGGATCAACGAGGAGATCCAGGACAAGGTCGAGACCGTCCGCAACCGTTCGTGCGACGAGGTATCCAACAATCCGACCTTGGAAGGCGTGATCTTCACGCACTCCTGCGACATCGTCGGACCCTCCGGCCCTCGGCTACGGGTCCTCTCTTCCGACAAAGAGTACAACAGACGGCTCGAAAAGGCGTGGAAAGCGTGGTTTCGCCGCCCCGCGCTCAATCGGAAGCTCTCGGGTCCCGCCCTTCTGCGCCGGGTGATTCGCAATTTCTGGCTCAAGGGCGAGACGCTTTGTGAAAAACGCACCGACCGACACGCCGTCGGACCGGTCCAGTTCAGGCTGAACCCCATTGACCCGCGCCGTCTCGGCACGCCGGCCGACACCGCCGGCGATCCGAACGTGATCAACGGCGTGCGCGTCGATCGCGACTTCGTGCCGCAGTCCTATTTCATCGCGGATCGCGCGCCGAACGGCGTCTATGGATCGTTCTCGGTCAGCTACACGCGCTACCCGGCGGATCTGATCCTCCACGTCTTCGAACAGGACGAGGAAGAGCAAACCCGTGGCGTGCCCTGGATCGGTTCGGCGCTCGGCAAGATGGCCAGCGGCGCCGACTATGAGACGCACGTCCTCGAGGCCGCGAAGAATCACGCGGCCCAGGCTCTCTTCTTCTACACCGAGCACCCTGAGGCGACCTATTTCGAAGTCAACGAGGTCACGTCGATCGAGCCGGGCATCGCCCGCTCGTGCCCGCCCGGTTGGAAACCCATGTTTGGCACGCCGACGCAGCCTGCGAGCGAATATTTTCCATATCTTAAAGAACGGCAGCGGGAGGTCGGCCGCCCGCGCTCCATGCCGCTCATCCGCGTTCGCCTCGACGCCTCAGAACACAACATGGCGTCCGCGCGGTACGACGGACAAACTTACCTCGATTCCTTAAAGGTGATTCGACAGGGACTCTCCGACGATTTCCTTGAGGAATGCCTCGAAGAGATCGAAAAGGAGCTCCGCTTCGATTCCACGATGCCTGCGCGTCCGGACGAGGTAAGTTTCGTGTGGATTTGGCAAAATCCGCAGCACGTTGACCCGTTGAAAGAGGCGAACGCGGAACGCGTTTACATGGAGAATGGCACGTTGACCTACTCCGATGCCGTCGCTTCTCATGGTCTGGACGTGGATGACGTGATCGAACAGCGCCGCATCGACAACGAGCGGCTTGCCGAGGCCAATCTTCCCCCGGTCCCGGTCGCACAGAGCTCCATCGTGATTTCTGATCCCTACGCGGCCGACGACGAAAACGCGGAAGACAAGGCCGGCGCGGCGCCGCCCGGCGGAAAAACCCCCGAACAACTCGCCAAGGCCCACAAATGACCGAAATATTGACCCTTCGCGAAGATCCGCAACGCCGCGACATCGTCGCGCGGACGATTCAGGTCCGCTCGGCGACGATCAACGAGGAAGAACGCTCGATCGAGGCCGTGCTCGCCACGGAAACGCCGGCGATGGTCTTCGACATGCGTTCGTGGGACGTCATCGAGGAGGTTTTGATCGTCCGCGGCGCGAAACTCCCCTCGCAACTGCCGTTTTTGGCGGTTCACGACCGCTGGAGTCTCGACTCGGTCCTCGGTTCCTGGCGCAATATCCGCCTCGAAGGCGACCAAATCATCGGCCGGATCTTCTTCGTGAAGGACGATCCGACCGCCGATTCCGCGTGGAACAAGGTCCGGCAGGGCCATCTGACCGACGTGTCGGTCGGTTACCAGGTCGAAAACTTCGTCGATATCCCGGCCGGGCAGACGAAAAACGTCAACGGCCGCCAATTCACCGCGAAAACACGAACCCTCCGGGTCTCCACCGACTGGACGCCCAAAGAGGGTTCGCTTGTGCCGATCGGCGCGGACCCCAGCGCCAAAACCCGAGAATGGGGATCTCAACCGCTTGTTCCCAAAGGAGAAAAATCCGTGAATAAGCAATTGCGTGCCTATTTGGTGAGCCTGGGGATGCGCGCCGAAGCGACCGACCAGGAAGCCAACGATTACCTCGCGACGATCAACCCGCAACAGCGCGAGATCGCCGACGCCTTGGCCACCCCGGCAGCGCCTCCCGCGACTCCGCCGGCTCCCCCGGCGCCCGTCCAGCGCAGCGAAGCGACCCCGCCCGCGGTCCCGCCCGTCGATGCGACGGCCGCCGTCACCGCCGAACGGCAGCGGATCGTCGCGATCCGCCAGGCCGCCGGAAACGACGTCTCGACGACGCTCGTCAATCGAGCGATCGACGAGGGTTGGGACCTGGCCCGCGTCAACAGCGAGTTTCTCCAGGCGGTTCGCGCCTCCCGCAACGTCCCGACGTCGGACGGCGGAACGCCCGAGCCGACCCGCGCCCCGGCCGGCCACGTCCGCAGTCGCGCGCAGCTCGTAACCCGCGAGACACTGGCCCTGTCGATCGTCCAACGCGGGATGATCGCGGATGGTCAGCTTCCGGAGGCCGCAAAACGCTGCGGAATCCGAGAAAACTGGGAAGATCGTGCCCAAGACTCGGACCGTCTCCGCGCGTTGAGCTTCACCGACCTTTGCCGCGAGGCGATCCGCCTCGACGGTAACGAGGTACCGGTGCTGCCGGACGAATGTTTCGAACGCGCCATGAGCGGGGGAACGCTGGCAAACCTTTTCACGACCTCCAGCCACGCGAGCGTGATGGCCGGCTGGGAAGAGATCGAAGACACGACCGAGGGATGGGTCGCGGTGGAAGACAAGCCCGATTTCCGGACGAATGAGGAAATCGACTTCATGACCAACTCGGCCTTGACGCGGCATCCCCGCGGAGGAACCGCCACCGATGCGACGGTCTCGGATACCAAGGAGTCATGGAAACTCGCCCGCTATTCCAAGAAGTTTACGATCGACGACATGGATCGCATCGACGACAACTTCGGGAAGCTGACCACGATGCCGATGGAGATGGGACGTTCTGCCCGCCGGCTGCGACCCGACCTGGTCTATGCCTTGCTGCTGTCGAATCCCACGCTCGCGCGCGACGGTGCGGTGGTCTTTATCGCCGCCGGTCACGCGAACTATGGCACGACTGGGACGGCTTTTGCGGCATCCACCTTGCAAGCCGGCATGACCGCGATGCGGAAGCAAAAGCGAAACGGCGTCGGTTTGAAAATCAAGCCGCGGTTCTTGCTTGTCCCGGCTGACCTTGACTTCGATGCCTCAATTCTGCTGAATTCCGCCGAGCGTGTGATAGCCTCCGCCAGCGGAGGGACGTTCAACCCGCTGAAAGGAAAGCTCGAACTCCGCTCCGACGATCGCCTCGGCGTCAATGGCGTCACGGACCCGGCCACGGGCGAGGCCCATGTCGGCACCGCCACAAACTGGTTTCTCGCTGCTGACGCGGCATCCGGCCGGACGATCAAGGTCGGCTACCGCGCCGGCACCAACCGCGGGCCGCAGATCCGGACCTACGTCCTCGACCGCGGCCAGTGGGGTTGGGGCTGCGACATCAACATGGACATCGGAGCCGCGATGATGGATTACGCCGGCCTCTACATGGCCACCGGCGCGTCCTGATCCCGCGAACCCGGAAAACCACGAACGGGGCAGATATTGCGTTTCGAACCAATCCAAAAATCCTGTTAAGGAGAAATTTCCGTGACCGCAGAAGCAACTCTCTATCTCGACGCCGACGAAGTCCGCTTCGTCGCCGGGGACGACTTGGCCAGCGGCGAAGTCCTCCAAATGCCCGATGGCCGCGCCGGTTGGATTGCCAACCTACGCGGCGTCGCGGAAGGTGACCAGGCCGCCGCGCAAGTCGAAGGCCAGGTCGAACTGCAAAAGACGGCGAGCATCAACATCCTCGCCGGCGGTAAGGTCTATTGGGACACGTCCGCCGGAAAAGCGACGTTCAAGGCCGCCGACGGCGACTTCTACGTCGGCCGCGCCGTCGCCGATTCACTTGCCGCCGCGACGACGGTGCTCGTGCAACTGAACGTCGATCCACCGGCGTTCATCGACCTGCGAACGAGCACGTTCGACAACGTGCTGGTCAACAGCGCGACCTACACGCCGCAGGCCGCCGGTCTGGTGAACCTGACGCTGGCGTCCAGCAACGAGGCCGAAAAGACGGATTTACTGTCCGTCTTGGCGGTCCCCGTGACGCGCCCGTGCATCATGGAGTTTCGCGCCGCGGTCACCGCGGCGGCGGCTGCGACCGATATCAATATCGGCCTGGCCAGCGCAACCCATGCGTCGGACGCCGATTCGATCGCCGAGAGCGTGTTCTTCCACATCGACGGCGCGTCGCTGAACATCCTCGCCGAAAGCGACGACGGCACGACCGAAGTCGCGGCGACGGATACGACCGTCGATTTTGCCGCGGCGACGATGTTCGAGGGCTGGATCGATGCCCGCGATTTGACGGACATCCAGCTCTACATCAACGGCGTGAACGTGCTGCCGGCGACGGTCTTCAAGCTCGACGCGGCCACCGGGCCGTTGAAAGCCCTCGTCCACATGGAAAAAACGTCTTCGACCGACACGGGCATCGTGCGCATCGAGATGCTTCGCGTGCGGACGATGGACGTGTGAAGTTTTCTCGCGTAGCGCCCCGGGCCCGTTTCCGGCGGGCCCGGGGTATTTCGACAACCTTTCATGCCGCCGCTGATGTCCGAGCTCGACGACACCTTTGCCGACGAGGGAATGCCGACGCTCCTTGAGAGTGCCGGCGATACGGTCGTTCATATCGACGGCGACGGCACTGAGACGGAACTCACGGCGATTGTCGGCCCGGCGCAGATCCGCACGCGGCCGACACGCGACGGGTTCGAGCGCGAGCGTTGGCGCTGGATCCAATTCAGCCGAGACCCCGCCGGAGAGCACGGCGGCGTGGCCAATCCGCAACTGACCGATTATTTTGAAATCGACGGCGAAAAATGGTCCGTCGCCGACGAGACCTCGCGGACCGCCGATGAGATCGTCATGGAACTGATCCGCACGACGACGGTCGAAAAGCACACGAAATCGCACGGCCGCGGCCGGGGGTGATTTTATGGCCGGTGACGTAACGCACGCCGACGTGGATTGTGACAAGGACCGGCTGGACCGGATGGTGAAATCGCGAGAAGAGCACCTGGCCGAGCGGCTGC